ATTGCAAAACAAACTCGTCGTGGTAAAGGTAACGTATTGATTGTTTCTTCAGACGTTGCTTCCGCTATGGCAATGGCTGGTGTTCTTTCTTACACACCTGCACTATCTGCTGACCTACAAGTTGATGACACGGGCAATACATTTGCTGGTTTGTTACACGGTCGTATCAAAGTTTACATTGACCCATATTTTGGTGGATATGCATCTAACCAAGAATTGGTAACAGTTGGTTATAAGGGTTCTTCTCCTTATGACGCTGGTTTGTTCTACTGCCCATACGTTCCTCTACAAATGGTTCGTGCAGTTGACCAGTTCACATTCCAACCAAAAATTGGATTCAAGACTCGTTACGGCATGGTTGCAAACCCATTCTCACAAGGTATTACACCTTCAAATGGCCAGTTGACACCACGTTCAAACGTTTACTACCGTATTTTCGGTGTAAAGAACTTGATGTAATCATCCCTCGGGATGGGAAGTCACCACTAAGAGTGACATTTAAAGACCACCTTCGGGTGGTCTTTTTTTTGGCTCCTAAATACTACAGAGGAGAATTAAATGACGGCCATTACAAGAGCACCACAGAATACCAATTATCTACAACCAACCAAGTTCTTGTTGGTGTTTAATCGTTCGCCTGCAACACAATACTTTTGTCAAAGTGTTAATCTTCCTGGTGTATCTGTCGATCCTATTACACGTTCTACACCAACTTTGGAAACAAGTTATCCAAGTAATAAGATTAATTATGAAGATTTGCAGATTACTTTCACGATTGATGAAGCAATGGAAAGTTGGAAACAAATGTATGATTGGTTCCGCACTATGGCATATCATGACCAAAATATTAAAAAAGATTTGGTGGAACAATATGGTGGCAAATTAGTATCTGATGGAATATTAACTGTATTATCATCTTTAAACAATCCACTATTTCGTATTCAATTTGCAGACATGTATCCAGTTTCTTTATCTGATGTACAGTTTGACACCAAAACTTCTGCTGATGATATTCTAACGGCCTCAGTTACTTTTAAATACACACATTTTGATATATTACCACTAAACGCTTGACATTTATTATATTATATGATATGATGGTATTTTTACCAACCACTTTATTATGGAAAATTTAGAACAAGTACTTAAATATTGGCAACAAGATACTGAGATAGACCAGACAGAACCTGGCAAAGAATTGTTGAAGATTCCGACTCTACACAATAAGTATCTTTCAATCTTAACCAAACACAAGATTGCTTCCAAGAAGGCACACTTTGACTATCTACGTATGCGTAAGGTCAAATGGGAATACTTTACGGGTAAAATGTCTCAAGAAGACCTGCAAGACTATGGTTGGCAACCCTTTCAATTTACACTCAAAGCCGACATTACTACATATTTGGAAGCAGACAATGACTTGATTAAGTTATTGGAAAAGAAAGTGTATCATGAGGAAGTGGTGTCTGTTATTGAATCAATCATGAGTGAATTGAAACAAAGAACATGGCAACTACGTGACTTTATATCGTGGGAGAAATTCATTGGTGGACAGTAAAACACAAAAGAATAGAGAACGTAAAGCTCGTAGAAACCACAGAGACAGACAAATTATCAGAATAAATTTTGGTAAATACAAAGGTTTTTATTTCAAAGATATTCCTACAGAATATTTGCAATGGGCAGCTAAAAACTGGGTTGAACCACAATACAGACCCATACTAACATTGGTGGTTGAAGAAATTGAATACAGATATTTTAATAAGTAAAAAAGACGAAGTATTCGCCAAAATAATTTGTGAAAGACATATTGCAAAAGAACTTTCAGAATACTTTACCTTCTTTGTACCTGGACACCAATTTGTTCCAGCGTTCCGTAACAAGATTTGGGACGGTCGGATAAGACTATTCAATCTACAGACTAGTCAGATATATCTTGGCCTTCTTCCTTACGTGGAAGACTTCTTCCGTGAACGTGAGTACACATTTGAATATGATGATACTAGAGCAGATGTAGAAGATGACTTCTCAATTTATTTGGCCAAGAAGTTTGCAGAAGATTTAAATCTACATTCACGTGGCCAACCAGTTGATGTTAGAGACTATCAACTAGATGCATTTATTCATGCAATGCAAAGACGTAGAGCTTTGTTATTATCTCCAACTGCATCTGGTAAGTCACTAATCATATATTTAATTTGTAGGCAATTACTTGACTATCAAGGCCTCAAAGGTTTGATTATTGTTCCAACAACATCTTTGGTTGAACAATTATATGGAGATTTTGGTGACTATGCCAGTGAATCTACTTTTAAAAACTATATGCATGTACACCGAATATATCAAGGCAAAGAGAAGACCACAGATAAAGCAATTACTATTTCTACGTGGCAGTCTCTATATAACATGCCAAAAGAATACTTTGAACAATTTGACTATGTGATTGGTGATGAGGCACACCTATTCAAGGCACAATCACTTACGTCTATTCTAACATCTTGCACGAATGCCAAGTATCGTATTGGTCTAACTGGTACATTAGATGGTACTAAGACACATAAACTGGTGTTAGAAGGATTATTTGGTAAGGTTAAACAAGTAACCACGACCAGAGAGTTAATCGACAATAAACAAGTTTCTGATTTTGAAATTAAATGTTTGGTTCTTAAATATAATGATGATATCTGCCAACAAATAAAAGATAAAACATACCAAGAAGAAATAGAGTTTTTAATTTCTAATGAACAACGCAATAAGTTTATAAGAAACCTTACTATATCATTAGGTACGAATACATTAGTTTTGTATCAAATGGTTGAAAAACATGGTAAAATACTGTATAATATGATTAAGGACAAAGCTGTTGACCGCAAAGTCTTTTTTGTTTCTGGTAATACAGATACAGATGCACGTGAGGAAATTAGACGAATAATGGAGAAAGAAAATGATGCTATTGTTGTGGCTTCTTTTGGGACTTTTTCTACTGGAATTAACATTAGGAATTTGCATAACATTATATTTGCGTCACCATCTAAATCAAGAGTGCGAAATTTGCAATCGATTGGAAGAGGATTACGACAAGCTGAAGGCAAAATTAAAGCAACTCTTTATGACATAGCTGATGACTTGAGATATAAGAAACATATGAATTTCACTTTAAAACATTTCGTGGAAAGAGTTAAAATATATAATGAAGAGAAGTTCTCTTTTAAGATTTATAAGATAGGAATTAAAAATGCTTGACTTAGTAAAAATTGTTAGGTTCAGAGATGGTGTGGACGTTATCACAACAAGAACATTATTAACAAAAGACTTGGTTGAATTGGATAATCCAATGATGTTTGAAGTTCGCAATTCTCATTTGGTGTTGGAACAATGGTTACCTTTGTCTGTAATGGAAGGTGATACAGTAACTATTGAATCCAAAGAAATACTTTGCGAGATGTGTCCAAACTCAGACTTTGCAGAATATTATGTGGAAACGATCCGTAAGTTGAAACGTGCGTTAAGCCGAGAAAAAGATGAACCCCGTGATGAGGAAAGTATGAAAGATTTGTTAACAGCATTGATAGAACTGGAAACAGCTAATAATGTGGTTATGCATTGAATCAGCAAACTTAAAGGGGGGACATAGAGAAATATACAGGTTGTCAAGCCCTTTGTCAACAGCTTTTGATGGTACATTTGAAATGAAAGAACTATGAGTAAAATTAAACACTATATTAATAACGCCGATTTCCTTGAGGCTTTGGTTGAATACAAGACCAAAAGTCTAGAGGCAAAAAAGAACAACACACCTGAACCTGCAATACCCAATTACATTGGGGAATGTTTCATGAAAATTGCTGAGGGCCTGTCACATAAACCAAACTTTATCAATTACTCATACCGAGATGAGATGATGTCAGATGGTATCGAAAACTGCCTACAGTACTTCAACAACTTTGATCCTGAGAAGTCCAAAAATCCATTCGCATATTTCACACAAGTGATTTACTTTGCTTTTTTACGTAGGATTCAAAAAGAGAAAAAACAGCTTTATGTAAAATACAAAGCTACCGAAATGTTTGGTATTTTAGATGAATTTGAAATGATGGAAGGTGAAGATGGACATTCAAAACAATTTGAATTATACGACAACATTTCTGAATTTATTGGCAACTATGAAGATGCCAGAGAGTTGAAGAAAGAAGCGGCAACTAAAATGAAGTTGAAAGCTTTGGAAAAGTTTTTTGATGATGATGAGGTAACAGAGGAGAAACCACTATGAAAATTGGTTTTACTTGTTCCACTTTTGATTTGTTCCACGCAGGTCATGTAATGATGTTGAAAGAGGCAAAGACTCAATGTGATTATTTGATTGTTGGATTACAGTCTGATCCAACCATTGATAGACCGGAAACTAAAAACAAACCGGTACAAACACTCTTTGAACGATACATCCAACTTGATGCCTGTAAGTATGTTGATGAAATTATACCATATGAAACGGAAAAAGAGTTGATGGACCTATTGCTTTCTTATCCAATTAGTGTTAGAATCATTGGAGAGGAGTACAAAGATACGCAATTCACTGGTTGTGACTTGCCAATTGAACTCCATTTCAATAGTCGTAAACATAGTTTTTCCACAACCAATCTACGCAGGATGGTTTATGAGAAAGAAACATTGAAAAATAAATGGTAATGAAAGTAGCGATAATAACTGACCAACACTTTGGTGCTCGTAATGATTCTGTTCACTTTCTGGACTATTATGAAAAGTTTTACAAAGAAACATTCTTTCCAAAAATCGATGAGGAAAAAATTGATACCGTTTTAATTCTTGGTGATACATTTGACCGAAGAAAATACGTTAACTTCTTTTCACTCAAACGAACCAAAGAAATGTTTTTTGATGAACTTGCCAAAAGAAACATCACAGTACACATGTTGGCCGGCAATCATGATACGTATTTCAAAAACACAAATGATGTAAACTCCGTAGATTTGTTACTACGTGAGTATGAAAATATTAATGTGATTGACTCACCACAAACTATTCATTTGAAATATGAAAATGAAAAACATGATGTTTGTATGATTCCTTGGATATGTCCAGAGAACTATGATAATTGTATGTCAGAAATTAAAAATACTTCTGCAACGATATGCATGGGTCACTTTGAAATTGCTGGTTTTGCAATGCACCGTGGAATGCCATCTTTGGAAGGATTGAGTCGTGATATTTTTAAACGTTTTGAGTATACTTTTAGCGGCCACTATCATCATAAGTCTGATAGGGATAATATTTATTACCTTGGTAATCCATACGAACTTACCTGGCAGGATTATTCTGATGGTCGGGGTTTTCATATCTTTGACTTGGATTCCCGCAACTTGGTATTTGTACAGAATCCTAATATTATGTTTCACAGAATCACCTATGACGATAAATCTGATTCAATAAACGATATTCTACACAAAGACTTTTCATTATATACCAACACATATGTTAAAGTGGTGGTTATAAACAAGACTAATCCATATCTGTTTGACCAGTTTATGAACAAACTTTATGGAATTAATCCAATCGATATTACCATTGCCGAAGACTTTATGGACTTGACAGAAGGTCTAGAAGATGATATGATTGACCAAGCGGAAGACACATTGACTATTTTGAACAAGTATGTGGATTCTATTCAAGAAGAAAATATTGACAATGCAAAATTGAAAACAATATTACGTGAACTTTATGTTGAAGCATTGAACACTAATCAAGCATGATTTTATTTGAAAAAGTTAGATGGCGTAATTTTTTAAGTACAGGTGCCGCCTTTACCGAAATTAGTTTAACCAAATCTCCAAACACTCTTGTGATTGGACATAATGGTGCAGGCAAATCCACAATTCTGGATGCCTTATGTTTTGGTCTTTTTGGAAAACCTTTCCGTAAAATTAATAAACCACAACTGTTGAACTCAATTAATCAACGTGATTGTATTGTTGAAATTGAATTAAAGATTGGTCAAAAGAACTATAAAATTGTTCGTGGTATTAAACCTAACGTGTTTGAGATTTACTGCGATTCTGTTTTGCTGAATCAAGATGCAGCTGCTAAAGACTATCAAGACATATTAGAGAATTCAATTCTTAAACTAAACTATAAGTCTTTTACGCAGGTTGTTATTCTTGGTTCAGCATCATTCACTCCGTTCATGCAATTGTCTTCATCAGACCGAAGAACAATCATTGAGGACCTTCTAGACATTCAAATCTTTTCCTCGATGAATAATCTTGTGAAGGAACGTATGTCTATTGTAAAAGAAAATCTTACCAAAAGCAAATACGATATGGTGCTTGCAGGTGAAAAAATTGAACTGCAAAAACATAATATTGACGAACATAAGAAACACAATGATGCCGAAATTGATAAAAAGAAAAATGAAATCATTGAGTCTGAACAACAGATTGATAAATTAAATAAAGAGATTGTATTAATCAATAAACACATTGATATACTGCAAAATAAGATTTCGGACAAATTATTAATCGAAAAGAAAAGTTCTAAATTATTACAATTAGAATCTAAACTGGAATCTAAACTTAAAAAACTTGATAAAGAGGAAAAGTTCTACGATGAAAATCACTCCTGTCCAACCTGTAAGCAGGATATCGCTGACACCTTCAGACATAGCCAGCTTAGTGGAATCAATCAAACAAAGGGAACGGTTAGCCTTGCAGTTAAAGATATCGAGGGACAAATCCAAAAAGCAAATGCAAGAATCGAAGAAATCCAAAAAATAGTTAAACATGTCCAAGAACATAACAATGAGATTGTAAAACACAATTCTACCATCTCGGCAGTAAACAAATATATTGCCAAAATTCAAGCAGAAGTTGGCGAGTTATCCATACGCAAAGACAACCTTGAAGAAAAAAACCAAAAGTTAAAAGACTTGAAAGTTGAACTGGATGGATACAATCAAACATACAAAGAACTATTAATTGAAAAACAATACAACGAATTTGCAAGTAATCTGTTGAAAGATACGGGTATCAAAACCAGAATCATCAAACAGTATTTGCCAGTTATGAACAAGTTAATTAACAAGTACCTAACTGCAATGGACTTCTTTGTTAACTTTAACATCAATGAGAATTTTGAAGAAACAATTAAGAGTAGACACCGTGATGATTTCTCTTATGCAAACTTCTCCGAGGGTGAAAAGATGCGTATCGATCTGGCTCTATTGTTTACATGGAGACAGATTGCAAAACTAAAGAATAGTACCAATACCAATCTATTGATTTTGGATGAAGTGTTTGATTCTTCTTTAGATACTGTAGGTACTGAAGAATTTTTAAAGCTGATACACGAAATTGGTATTGATACAAATGTGTTTGTTATCTCTCATAAGGGTGACCAACTATTTGATAAGTTCCGTAGTGTAATTAAGTTTGGCAAGAAAAACAATTTTAGTAGGATTGAAAAATGAGTGAAGAGATTATTAGATTTAATACAAACGATTTGGCTGAACCGAATCGGATGATGCATGTACAACTCTTTGATTTGGTTCCAGAAACTGATCTGGTTTTGAAAGAGGTACTACCAGAATTTGATTTTAAAAAACCACCAACAGATCCGATTTTATTGGCATCACGTTTGGTTGAGACATGTAAACACCATCGTGGGGTATCATTATCTGCCAATCAATGTGGATTTAAACATCGTGTATTTGTAATGGGTGCTGGTGATGAATATGTGGCATTTTTTAATCCCAAGTTGATTGCTGAATCCAATGATAAAGTAATGATGACGGAAGGTTGCCTTTCATTTCCATTGTTAGGCCTGCATATTGAACGTTCTGCTGGTATTGTGGTAGAGTTCCACAACCATCTAGGAGAACTAAAAAAAGAAAACTTAACTGGTATAAGTGCAAGATGTTTTCTCCATGAGCTTGACCATCTGAACGGAGTGTGTTATACTAGTCGTGTAAAACCTTTAGCCTTGAAACAAGGTATGAAGAAAAAAGATAAACTTCTAACAATGGCATCACGTTTGCAGAAAAATGCGAGTAAATTAAAACATGGCAACTCCAGTAGAGTACGTTGATAAACAATGGTCTGAATGGCAAGAGAAAAATTCTCCTGAATATTTTGAACACATTGATGAAGAACAACTCAAGAAAACTCTCACAGAAGATTTGACATATGCATCTAAAATGGATGTACGTGAATATACCTTATACCAAAAATGGTGTGAAGTGAAAGAACGTTATCCCACAAGAGAAGTTAATACACTTTTTGGTGATGAACTTCAAATGTACTATCCTATGCAACGTAAACTCGTTGATAAAGTCAAACAAAACTTTTGGATGCCACAGAATCCAGATGACTATGAGAATTTAGAACCAGTTTTAGAATTGTCGAATGGTGACTTGGCAGAAACATGGAATGCCATTCGTACCTTTTCTTCTACAATGAAGAACAACTCTAATATTGGTCGTAACTTGTTTTATACAGTTAAGGATAATAAAACAGGTAAGTACTTGGGTGTTATTTGTATATCATCCGATTTCCTAGACTTGACTCCAAGAGATAATGCAATTGGTTGGTCAAGAGATGTTAAGACACAACAAGGTATGATTAATCATACAGCCATCGGATCAACCATAGTACCTTTACAGCCACTAGGGTTTAATTATATGGGTGGTAAACTACTGGCCTTGTTGTGTCTTTCCGATACTGTACAAAAAGACTGGAAGGAAAGATATGGAGATGTCCTGGTGGGAGTTACAACTACTTCTCTTTATGGGAATACTAAGTCTGGTGGTCTTTCTCAATATGATGGACTAGAACACTGGAACAAAATGGGATTCTCCTCTGGTTCGGTTGCATTTGAACCAAAGAGAAAAACCATGCATATGGTATTCGAATGGATTAAAGAAAACCATACACGTAAATACTTTGAATGGTGGGAAGCCAAGAACACTCAAGGACTTCCACTTAAACGTGACCACAAAAACCGTTCGTTGAACTTTGCGTATTCTAAACTAAAGATTCCAAAAGAATTGATTAGAACCGAACATCAACGTGGTATCTATTTCTCACCTCTGTACAACAACACGAATGAATATTTGTGTAAACAGATTTCAGATGACCAACTGGTAAAGTCATTTGACACTAGTGAGAAAACTCTGGCAACTATTTGGAAAACCAAATATGCCAAAGGTCGCATATCAATGTTAAAAAAGAAAAACAATGTTTCATATGAAACACTTTTCTATGATGACTTGATTATGCTTTCTTGGGAAGAAACCAAGAAGAAATATTTGCCCCAGGTCGGCAGATAAGTTAAGTGTACCAGTAAAACGCTTGACAATACACATATATAATGTTATGATATGTGTTCTTGTGCAAACAAGATTTCGTTATTTTTTATTATTTTAGGAGCTATATTATGGCAAAAGTTATTTCAGCAAAACAAAAGATTCTCAACTTCTTGAACAAGTCTGAGGGTTACAACACACTAAGCGTTGCACAAGCACGTGCTCGTTTTGGTATCTCTAATGTTGCTGCTCGTATTGACGAACTCCGTCAAGAAGGCAACGTAATCTACACGAACACAAAACGCCGTGGTGATGGTAGCAAAGTTCAAGTTTATCGTACAGGTAAACCAACTAAAGCAATGATTCGTGCTGCATACGCTGCAGGATTCTAATCAAGCGTTAGTATGGGGGTTAAGCCATCTTTGGCTTACCCCCTTTTTTTTATTTCGGAGAAAAGATGGAAATTTCAATTAAAAAAGAAGATTTGCAAAAGAAAAAAATCTTTGTGGCCACACCAATGTATGGCGGTATGAATCATGGTCTGTACTGTAAAGCTTGTCTTGATTTGCAAGCACTTTGCATCCAATATGGAATTCAAATAAAGTTTTCTTTTCTCTTCAATGAATCATTAATTACACGTGCAAGAAATTATCTTGTTGATGAATTCTTGAATCGTTCAGATTGCACACACCTATTATTCTTGGATTCAGATATTCACTTTGATCCACGTGATGTGATTGCACTACTTGCTTTGGATAAAGATGTTATTGGTGGCCCGTATCCTAAGAAAGCAATTAAATGGAAGTCTGTGAAGACTGCTATTCTAAAAAATCCAGAAATTGAACCAAACGATTTGGCTAATATTACTGGTGATTATGTTTTTAATCCTGTTAAAGGTACTGCACAATTCAATGTGTCTGAACCATTAGAAGTACTTGAAATTGGTACAGGATTTATGATGGTAAAACGTGAAGTGTTTAGTGTTTGGGAAAAAGCATATCCTGAATTTCGTTATAAACCAGACCACGTTGGCCAAGCTCACTTTGATGGCACACGATACATTCATGCCTATTTTGATACAGTTATTGATAAAGATTCTCAACGTTATCTTTCAGAAGATTATATGTTCTGTCAATGGTGGAGAAACATTGGTGGTAAAATCTTCTTGTGTCCATGGATGAAGACAGATCATATCGGTACGTATCACTTCAAGGGAGACATGCCAGCAGTGGCTAACTTTGTTGGAGAGATGTGATGACAATAAGACCTTTGCCGCCAATTGCTCATGATTTTTCAATCGGCAAAATAGAGTTTAATAATAATCGGCCAGTTTTGGCCGAAATGCCCAACACCGGCCGCAAGTTCGATGGTGGAAAATTGGAATATGGTTTACTACCACCTCTTGCATTAGAGGAAACAGTAAAGGTTCTAACTTTTGGTGCTCAGAAGTATGAACGTGATAATTGGAAAAAAGTACCAGATTCAAAGCGTAGATATTTCGATGCAATGGAACGACACATTTGGGCCTACAAAAGAGGCGAACAAATGGATCCAGAATCTGGTATACATCACTTGGCACATGCTATGTGCTGCTTGATGTTTTTGTATGAACATGATATAATGTATTCTTTAAATGATGGAGAAGTGAAATGAAACTTTCGAAAGAAACCGTTGATGTATTGAAAAACTTTGCAAGCATTAACCCCGGCATTGAGTTTAAAACTGGCAATAAGATTTCTACAATCTCATCCAGTAAAACAGTACTTGCTAAGGCTACCCTCAAAGATAACTTTCCGCAAGATTTTTGTGTATATGACTTGAATCAATTCTTGTCTGTATATTTCTTGAACAAAGACCCTGAGATGGATTTTGATGACTCAAATGTCATTTTCAAAAATGGTCGTAGTCGTACAACATATCGTAAGACGGCCAAACACATGATT